TCAGTCCCACCCCAGCGCATCCGGCCTGGCTCGTTCAGCCTTTAGCCCGGCATCAGCGAGAATCTCTACGGCTGTGAGATAGTTTCTGGATACCAGTACCGCCTCCGGTGGCGCGGCCTGAATCCCAAGAAAAGCCAGCTCTTTCGCCATGTTGCAGAAATATCCCTCAGCTTTACGCCTGCTGACTGTCGACTCGCTGATGCCCATATGCTCGGCGTATGATTTCTGCCCTACTGATGCAAGCCGGTTGAGCAGGACACTCTCTATCTCAATCGGGTTGATTTCTGGTGGGTCTAACTTTCGTGCAATTGCGTTCTCCATGGGTAAATATCCTCTATGGTTATTTGGCTGATGCCTCTTGGCTTGGTAAGCCATCGGTTGGGTTTGGGTAGAGATCAGGACGCAGTTCGTGTGGGGTGACTTTCCAGTCAATAGCTCTTGCCACTCGAACTACAAGTTCGCCGGGAACTTTGTTTTTAAACCAGCCGTTAACGGTCTGAGCACGGCGACCAAGTCGGCGTCCCAACCCAGCCTGGCTACACACGGAAAGGATCTTGCGTTGAACAGTTACTTTCATTGGTCGGTCTCATTGAGTGAAGATACAACCAATTATTCAAATTTAATCGATACTGTCAAATTATTTCGATAGACATACCTACAGAAAAAATCTGTATAATGAAACCATGTAATTGTGCGAGAACGAAAAATGAACTTTGGAGAGCGTTTACAAAGAGTGCTTAATGAGACTGGGATCACCCAATCTGAGTTAGGTCGTAGAGTCGGCGCTACCTCTCAATCAGTTAATGGTTGGTGTCAGTCCGGCATTCTTCCCCGAAAAGATATCTTAGAGTTGTTACCTAAGGCCACGGGTAAGCCGTTGTATTGGTTCTTCATGGAGGATGATGATGAATCGGATGTGCCTGAACGTCTAACACAAGGTGGTCCAACAGATCTCAATGACCGACAAAAGCGGCTCTTAGAAATATTTGATCAGCTACCGACTGTTGAACAAGACCGTTTTATTGAGCTGGCAGGCACCAGACTTCAAGAACTAGACGATTTCATGGCTGAATACCAAAGACGCAGAAAAATCGAGCCTCCTTCTCGCTAAACCAGCTTTAAAACTACTAACCGCCTTAACTGGCGGTTTTTTTATGTCATTAATTCACCCACATCTCGCTTTCTTAATCTTCCCTGTAAAATTAATCATCAAATTTAATTGACATGTATCGATTGAATCGATAATACTTAACCTATCAACCGCAGCAACGAGTCATCAAGGCAGGACGCCCACGAAGTAGCCGCCCGGGGCATACGAAGACCGGGATGAGATGGCAAGGTTAACGCGCAGCAGGTGATAAACGTTCCGCTGGCCGGCGATAAGGCAAACGAGGGTGAGATGACTAATTACGGCACAACAACATTACCAAGAACCAGCGTTGTACCGGGAATGCTGGTTAAGTACCAGGGGCGCACATACCGCGCATCTGCAAACGTAGGAAAAGGGTTGTACTTGTTTACCCTTTTCGAACGCCTGCGGACAACCAACGACGAGATCGAGGTTTACCTCAACCAACACGGCAAACCTGCAACCCATTAGCAGGAAAAACCAGCAAAACGAAATACTGCACAGATTCTGGCAGACCACATGGTGTCGGGGATTCTGCAAACCAAATTCAGGAGTTCAGCCATGAACGCATATCTCACTTACGACCGGATCGAGGCTCAGGACTGGACCCGGCATTACCAGCAAATCGCCAGAGAAGAGAAAGAGTCAGAACTTGCTGACGATCTGGAGAAAGGACTGTCGCTTCACATGCTGGAGTCGCTGTGTATGGACGAGCTACCACGCCACGGCGCCAACAAAAAAGCGATCAGCCGGGCATTTGATGACGATGTCGAATTCCAGGAGCGCGCGTCGGAGTTTGTGCGGTACATGGCCGAGACGTTTTCCCGGCATCAAATTGATATTGAATCAGAGGAATAAGACAAATGAGCACAGCACTCGCAACACTGGCAGGAAAACTGGCTGAACGTGTAGGAATGGATTCTGTAGATCCGCAGGAACTGATCACTACATTGCGCCAGACAGCGTTTAAAGGTGATGCCAGTGATGCGCAGTTTATTGCGTTACTGATAGTCGCCAACCAGTACGGTCTTAATCCGTGGACGAAAGAAATTTACGCCTTTCCTGATAAGCAGAACGGGATCGTCCCTGTGGTGGGCGTTGATGGCTGGTCCCGTATCATCAACGAAAACCAGCAGTTTGACGGTATGGATTTTGAGCAGGATAACGAATCATGTACATGCAGGATTTACCGTAAGGACCGTAACCATCCGATCTGCGTTACCGAATGGATGGATGAATGTCGCCGGGAACCATTCAAAACCCGTGATGGTCGTGAGATTACTGGACCGTGGCAGTCACATCCCAAACGGATGTTGCGACACAAAGCAATGATCCAGTGCGCCCGTCTTGCCTTCGGTTTCGCAGGTATCTACGACAAGGATGAGGCCGAACGCATTGTCGAAAATACCACGTATACCACAGATCGCCAGCCGGAACGCGACATCACTCCGGTTAGCGATGAAACCATGCGGGAAATTAATGATCTGCTGATCACCCTGAATAAAACATGGGATGACGATCTGCTGCCGCTCTGCTCCCAAATCTTCCGTCGCGATATTGGTGCATCGTCAGATCTTACGCAAATCGAAGCAGTGAAAGCCCTCGGATTCCTGAAGCAGAAAGCAGCAGAACAGAAGGTGGAAGCATGACACCAGAAATTATCCTGGCTCGTACAGGTATTGACGTTAGCAACATCGAGCAAGGTGATGACGCGTGGCACCGTCTACGCCTCGGTGTCATCACTGCTTCCGAAGTTCACAACGTCATTTCCAGGCCAAAGTCGGGCAAGAAGTGGACTGATATGAAGATGTCCTACTTTCTCACCCTTCTTGCCGAAGTTTGCACCGGCGTGGCACCGGAAGTTAACGCCAGGGCGCTGGCCTGGGGGAAACAGTATGAAGATGATGCCCGCACCCTGTTTGAGTTCACCACTGACGTGAAAGTCACCGGGTCGCCGATCCTTTTCCGTGACGAGGACATGCGTACCGCCTGTTCTCCTGACGGCCTGTGCAGTGATGGCCGCGGTCTTGAGTTGAAATGCCCTTTCACCTCTCGCGACTTTATGAAATTCAGGCTTGGCGGCTTCGAGGCTATCAAATCCGCCTATATGGCCCAGGTGCAATTCAGCATGTGGGTAACCGGGATAGATGCCTGGTATTTCGCGAATTATGACCCGCGCATGAAGCGAGAAGGCATTCACCACGTGGTTGTTGAGCGCGACGACAAATACATGTCCCTCTTCAATGAAATGGTACCGGAATTTATCGAAAAGATGGACGAAGCGCTAAAGGAGATTGGCTTCACGTTCGGGGAGCAGTGGCGATGACGCACGCACAGGACGAAATCAGGGTTGGCGCGATGCGCCATCCCATGTTGAAGAATTAAATGTTAGAGGACGGAAGTATGAGCAAAATTGGTGACTATTTCTTTGAATTCCCGGCATCAAGAGGCTTACAGGGAAATACGGTTGTGTTGATGATGACAGTCCCAGCGCGCGCGCTAACTCGCGTTCTGGCATCAGATAACCACGGCAATACGCTTGAGCGTTCTCAGCGAGAACTCAATCCAGCGCGTGCGAAGAAGTTTTATGAATACCTGCGAACAGCTTACGAGAAAAAAGAGCCGTTCATCATCCCGCCGCTGGTTGGAAACTGCGACTCATTCATTGAGTTCGAAGAGTTTGGCAATACGAATGTGGGTGTCGCGCGATTCCCAATGGATGCGGAAATTAAACTGTTTGACGGTCAGCATCGCGCCGCAGGCATTGCAGAGTTCTGCCGCACTTACGGAGAGCCTATTCACATCCCAATGATGCTGACACACCAACTGCCGCTCAAAACGCGCCAGCAGTTCTTTTCCGACATCAACAACAACGTATCGAAGCCATCAGCGGCCATCAATATGGCCTATAACGGTAGGGATAAAATTGCTCAGGATATGGTTTCGTTTTTGTCATCCCATGCCATGTTCTCAGAAATAACAGACTTTGAACACAACGTGGTTCCGGCGAAAAGCGATCTCTGGATTAGCTTCAAACCCCTGAGTGATGCAACTGCAAAATTCTCTGGTAATGGGGATGAGCTTGCTACTAGTGACATCTATGACATTTGGGAGGCATGGCTCAAGCTAACAGCCATCAAGGGAATTAGGCATGGTTGTACGCCTGTTGAATATAAGCGGGATTACATCCAGTTCCACGCGGTGATGATCAATGCGTTTGGCTACGCAATGCAGGAACTACTACGGCATCGCCCTGCACACATCATTGTTCAGATGATTGAGGAGTTAGTAAATAATTCCACTATGAGTGAGCTGGAGAATTTCTTCCTCATTTCATCCTGGTCCGGTGTCTGCGCCAGCACTGAAAAAGATAGAGCGACAGTTATTGCCAGCGTTGCTTCACAAAAAGCTGCTTCGGTGAGACTAATCCAAGCTATTACGACAAAGAGCTTTGAGGTCGCAGCATGAGATACGGCTCTGTTTGCAGTGGAACTGCGGCGATGCCCATAGAGGAACCGGCGCTGCGCACCTGGCGCCGCCCGTTCCTGAAATGGGCAGGCGGTAAATATTCGCTGCTGCCGGAACTGGATCGTCTTATCCCGGCAGGTAAACGACTGATAGAGCCATTTGTGGGCGGCGGATCGGTGTTTCTTAACTCAGACAAGCACGAACGCTTCCTTCTGGCTGACGTCAACGCTGACCTGATTAACCTGTACCAGATGCTGGCCGTAGTGCCTGATTCGGTAATCGCAGAGGCTATGAAAGCTTTCAGACATCTGAATGATGCCGAAAACTACACAGTAATTCGTGAAGCATTCAACGCCCAGAAACTGAATGCGACAGAACGAGCAGCCGCATTCCTTTATCTCAACAGGCACTGCTTTAACGGTCTGATGCGTTACAACCTTGACGGTTTTTTCAATGTTGGATGGGGAAAGTATAAAGCCCCATATTTCCCGGAAGAAGAGATCAGGGCATTCAGGCAGAAGTCTCACGCGTGCGTATTTATGACTGCGGGTTTCGAACGTACTCTCAGGCTGGCGGGTGATGGTGATGTCGTTTACTGCGATCCGCCATACGAGCCAATGCCCGGCACCGCTGGCTTCACTAACTACGCCTCCGGTGGGTTCTCATGGGATAGCCAGGTAGCGCTTGCTGAAAGCTGTGTGGCAGCCCATCAGCGTGGCGCAAAGGTGTTTATCAGTAATTCTACCGCACCACGCGTTATTGAACTTTACGAGAGGCACGGCTTCACTCTGCACCGGGTCAATGCCCGCAGATCAATATCGAGTAAAGGCAGTACCCGAGAAACAGCGAACGATATCGTCGCCTCACTGGGGATTTAGTGATGATGAAACTTATTAACAGAAGTAAGCAATCACCAGTCGGTCGTCGCGCATGTGATATTGCACTGGCTGCGCATCATGAGAAGTTCGGCGATTACGGCAGACAAAAGCACGTTACCAATTACACCGTTGTAGTGGATGGCGTAAAGGTTCCTGTCGAAGTAGTTAACCGGGCCACCAGCTACGTAGCCACCGCAATGATCGGCGTCCGGAAACTTAGAAATCTGCCGGCACAGGCAAACTGAATATTAGCGATGGCCCGCTGCGGGGCCACTGGAGAAAACGATGAGCAAAAAAATTAGAGACTTTGGATTGATGAACACCCGCGAAATTTGCTGCCAGCTCAGGATTTCTTCCAGGACGCTGGAGCGTTACCGTAAGCGACCAAGCGACAACAACCCATTCCCGGAGCCTGACTGTTCATATATGGGTGGCTCCAATAAATGGCTTAAAACCAAAGTCAATGAGTGGCAGGTCAGGGAAATGTCACGACCAACACGCCGTCCAATGTCGCATCTGAATCTGCCTCGTGACAACAAAGGTCGACTCATCCGGTCTGACGTGGCGTGA